CTAAAATTACAAGATGGAATCAATCTGTAGGTACTGCTAATATGAAAAACATTGACAACGAGGTAATGTTTCATGGAAGACTTTTAGAAGATTATGTTGCTGATCTATGGCAGTATTGGACAGGAGACCCTATTGAAATGATAGACAACTATCAGAGCAAAACAAAACTAAGAAAATCTATTAGAAGAAATTCAATATTTATAAATGAAAAGTATCCTTTCTTGTTTGCTAACATTGATAGACAAATAACAAGTCACGATGAAATGGATGGAAGAGGAGTTTTAGAAATTAAAACAATTTCGGGATACAATGCTGACAAATGGGAAGGCGGTATACCACCATACTACATAGCACAAATTCAGTTATATATGCTTGTATTAGGATATGATTACGGACAATTTGCATTCTTGAAAGATGGTAGGCATATGGATGTTTTTACAGTAGAAGCAAATCAAAATATACAAGAAACTATCCTTATTGAAGGAGAAAAGTTTTACAACAGTGTACAAGAAGCAAGAGGTATTATTGATATTGAAGGTGTTCAAGGGAATACTAATGATGCATATAGACTTATATCTCATTTAGAACCTGATGTAGATAATGAATACAAAGTTGATTTAGATCAGTTCTTATCATTTAAGCATAAAGCAATGTTAGACAGAGTTAAGATAGATTCTGACGAAGAACTAACTGAATTAACTCAACAATACATAAAATTTAGAGACGAAGAAAAGGTTGCGAAATCCGGTAAACAATTAGCAATGCAACAAATAAAACAAATACTAATACATCGTGGAGCACAAGAGGTAGACTTTGGTGATAGTGGTAAGATTGTTTGGGGAAAGACCTTTAATGTAAGATATAAAGACACTAAACTATTAAATTTTTAATATGAAATTACAAGATATAAAGATTGGTATAATCAACAACTTAGCAGTAAAAAACAAACACACTTTAGAGGTTGATTCTGTACTTGAGGGTAACTCATACTTTGGACTATGTATTTTCGTTGGTGTTGCAAGAATGTTTAATTTTTCTTTAGAAGAAATACAAGAGTATTTACGTGAGCCATTGGATCACATAGAGTTTTTAGAAGAAAAGTTTTTAAATATATTAAACTCATACTTCAACACAAAAAACCCAAGTGTTACAACTAAAGGTTTTTTTACAAAAACTAATTTAATATTAAATCACATCAGACTTGAGCACAGGAAAACTGTTAGTCTTGCTGATATAATAAAAGATAAAATTAAATGAATATAACTGTATTAGGACAAATTAAATTCATGTCTCCAACTAAAGAAGTTAAAGGTAGCGACAGTAAAGATCACTCCTTTCTAACTATATGGTTAAAAACTTTAGAGGACTCTTACATAGCGGTTAACTGTTGGGATGAATTAATAGAAAAAACAGTTTCATTTAAGTTAGGTGATATTGTTACTCTTGATTGCAAAATCGAATCACATAGAAATAAGAAAAAGCCTACGCTTTTCTACCATAAAATATTACTAAGATGATTAGGTCTACAACAATTATATACGAGGTGTTGAGGAAACATGACCTTTCACCATTAGCATATATGTTGTGTGATTTGATTTACAAATACACATCAGTAGATGGATTTTGTGATAAAACATTGACAGATTTAGCAGAGGAATTAAACTCTTCTTCTAGAACCATGAGCAGATATATGACAGAGTTGGTGGAAAAAGGAACAGTTGAAAATATAGGAACAAAAGCACATCCGAAATTCAGAACTACTCCTCTTTGGTTTAATGTAGCAGTCGCAGACAGTAATGTAACTATTTCACTTGAATATCAAAAGGTATGCAAAGAAGTTATAACATACTTGAATGAAAGGTTTAAACATAAATACAATCCAAGAACTTACGAGAAAAGATTTAAAAGCATTTTATCTAAGAAGTTTGATGGAAAGTTAATCACAGGGTCACAGATGGTAGATGTGTTTGTGTGGTGTAAAGAGAATTGGAGTCAAAAGTATCAGTCTTCTGTAACTCCAGAGGTAATATTTGGAAATAAATTCGTAGAGAAGTACTTAATACAATATAAAGAGTGGGAGACAACTAATAAGGTCACCCCCAACAGAAGAAACGTAGCAATAATATGAGCGATAATTTATCTAAACTGCAAGACATTGGCATTGAAGTCAATGGAAATAGTAACTCAGAACCACAAAAGACTAAATGTCCTAAGTGTTCACACCAAAGAAGAAAAAATAAGAATGAAAAATGCCTTAGAGTTTGGGTAGAAACAGGAACTTACTACTGTCATCATTGTGGAGATAATGGATCGGTAGCAGAGTATGAGACTAAGTATGAAATGCCTTTAGTAAAAGCATCACCATTAAGTGAAAAGGTATTAAAGTTTTTTAAAGATAGAGGAATTAATGATTCTACTATTGAATACTTCGGGGTCACAGAGGGTAATGAGTATATGCCTCAAGTATCTGCCGAAAGACCTGTAATACAATTTAATTACATAAGGAAAGGAAGAAGAATCAATATTAAATTTAGAGATTCACAGAAGAACTTTAAACTTAATAAAGGCTCTGAATTAATCATGTATGGTCTTGATTTAATTAAGCCATCTTCATGGTGTATAATAACAGAAGGTGAGTTTGATGCAATGGCTTTTTACGAAGCGGGATCACAACAAAACAGACTGATGTTTGCTTGTTCAGTACCAAATGGAGCATCAACAGGAAATCAAAATTTAACATACTTAGACAATAGTATTGATGAGTTTGAGAATAAAGATAAAATATACTTAGCACTAGATAATGATGAGCCAGGTATTAAATTAAGAGATGAATTATCGAGAAGGCTAGGAAAAGAAAGAGTTTGGTTAGTTAGTTTTCCAGACGGATGTAAAGATGCCAATGATGTTTTACTAAAGCATGGATCAAAAGAATTAGTTAACTGTATTGATCAAGCGAAACCATTTCCTTTAGAGGGAGTTAGTAAAGCATCAGATTCTCGATCTGAAATACATAATCTTTATAACCATGGTATGCCTAAAGGGGATACAATTGGGTATGAAAAGTTTGATGAATTAATGTCATGGAGACCAAGTGAATTCACACTTGTAACAGGAGTTCCTGGTCATGGTAAATCTAGTTTTGTTGATCAAGTAGCAATAGAACTTGCAAAAAAGGGTTGGAAGTTTGGAATATTTTCTGCTGAAAAGCAACCTATCAAAGTTCATGTTGCTGAATTAATCGAAAAGTATTCCGGAAAAAGATTTGGTAAAGGCTCTATAGACAATTTACAGCCCGAAGAATTAGATCCTGCAATAGATTTTATAAACAACCATTTCTTTTTTATAAACTTAAAAGATAATGATTTAACTGTAGATGGAATATTAAACAAAGGTAAGGAGTTAGTAAAGAAACTAGGAATAAACTGTTTAATAATTGATAATTGGGCATTTGTAGAACACAAGATTGAACGTGGTATGAATGAGCATCAATACACAGGGATGCAATTATCTAAAATTAAAATATTTAAAGAATCATATGACTGCGGTGTTGTTTTAGTTGCACACCCACAGAAATTAAAGAAGGAAAATGGGAAGGTTGAGGTCGCTTCAGGTTACAGCGTAAGTGGCTCTTCCCACTTCTTCAATAAAGTAGATAATGGAATTACTGTCTACAGAGATTTTGAAAAGGAACTTGTTGAAGTACATGTATGGAAGGTAAGATGGAGGTTTACAGGTAAAACAGGTATGCAAGAATTCAAATATAATCTAACAACAACATGTTATAACGAATATGATGAGAACGGATATGAAACAACATCGGGGCAGTTCCCGAAGTTTAGAGGACAATAATCAAAACCTCTACAGGGTTTCGTGGTCAACTAACAAATGGGGAGGAAAGATAGGTAAGCAAGAAAAATATGATAAAGGTGATCTTTTACGTCTTGCTAATATAGATGAAATTGTTCCTGGCAAAGAAGAATATTTTATGCGACCTAATGCACATGGGAGCGATTACTATTTAATCTATAAAGGATTTGATAAATCAACTGAGTACAAGGATATAAAAAGTTTTGTAAAGCACAAGATGATATATGTCTACAAAGAATTTAATAAATATGGCAAACACTAACAGAAACAAAGGACACAATTACGAAAGACAATTGGTCAAGGATTTTAAAAAACTAGGATTTGAAAATTGTGTTACATCAAGATATGGATCTAAGATGTTGGATGATCAAGGAATAGACTTAATGAACACAGGAGATTTTGCAGTACAAGCAAAATGCTACAAAAGAAATCCTCAGTATAAGAAAGTATTAGCAGACATGGTTGTAAAACCAACAGATGTACCTATTATTTTTCATAAAGCACCAGGAGGTAAGGAATATTGTATCCTTCATAAAGAAGATATGATGGAAATTATTCAAATGTTAATTAGCAATAAGATTATAAATACACCATAATAAACTGAAAAAGTCCTAAAATATTTTTAGGCGAGAGGTGTCAAAACCTCTGAATATATATAACACTTTAATTATTTAATTATGTCAAATTCATTAGAATTACAAGGACGCATCAAACAAATCTCTGATGCACAAACCATTCAAACTCAAAAGGGAGACATTGAAAAAAGAGTATTAACAGTTGAACTAGGTGGAGACACTCAGTACCCTGTAGAGTATCCTGTTGAAGCAATTGGTGCTAAAGCAAATTTGTTTAGTGCATACAAGACAGGAGACGAAGTATTAGTTTCTATTAACCTTAGAAGTTACAGAGATCGTAACGGTGAGTTAAGAACTGCTAATGCTAACGCATGGAAGATCACTTATGCAGATGGAAACATTCCAAATGGAAAGGCTAAATCTCATGAGCAGAAAGTTGAAAACTTTGTAAATGGGAAACAAGAAGGTTCTGATTTACCATTCTAATAATGGATACTAGAGAAAAAATTGAGAGGGTTGGTGCTGAAATCATCAGCCTTCTCATCTCTAAAAACGCTGATTATGGTGATAGTGCTACATCACCTATTAATGTTTTTAGTGAGGGCAACGCAGTAGCATCTTTATGTGCTAGAATAGATGATAAATTATCTAGAATAAAACAGAAAGGTATCTACGACAAGACTGAAGACACTGTTAAAGATCTTACAGGATACTTAATACTATTATTGATTGCTTTAAAAAATGAAAAACAACCAGAGGTAGAAGAACAAAATAGAAATAAACCTTTTAGAGATCACTCTGGATGGTTTACAAGTCACACATAAACTACAAAATATGAGAGCCAAAAGAAACACAATTGAAGGTGAAACATTTGACCACTTTAGACAAAACGAGCAAAAAATAAAAGATGCTATTTTTCTATTAAAAAAAGATGGTTACATCGTTTACAAAAGGTCAACTAAAAGTCCAAGAATTTATGATACATTAGGAATAAGCAAACTTATTGTGTCTGACAAAAGTTATTAACAGCAAACTTAGGGACTAAATTAGGGACTAAAAGAGAGATTTTTCAGAATTGAATTATCTCTTTTTTTATTATAAATAAGGTTAAAATCAGATAGAAACTGAATTTTTTTTAAAATGTCCCACGGATATCCCAAGGGTATCCCATGGGTATCCCAGGGTCAATATTATTGGTTTTTAGTACAATAACTTTACCCCAATGTTAATAACCTTACTTCTGTTTTTAAGTGTTTGTGCATAACTTTGAAAAGAACCCCTATAAAACAGCATATTGCGTGTTAGGGACTAAATTAGGGACTATGGCATTATCAATTGGAAGTAGAAACGAAACTAATAAAGATGGAACTACATTATTATATGTTCGATTTAAAAACAAACAGTTTGATAAAAAAATTCCAACCAAAATAAAAGTGTTTCAAAAACATTGGGATAATAAAAATAAAAGGCTAAAGCGAAACCATCCTTTGTTTGAATTAAAAAATAAAGAAGTGAAGCAGTTAAACACAATTGTTGAAGAACTTTATATTCAAAGTGTTGTTTCTGTCTTATCGTATGAAGAGGCTCGAACTAGGCTAACTAGTGGTTCTTATGTTAATGATATTGTGTCATACTTAGACCGATATTTGAAAAGCCAAATGAAAGAAACTACTTTCTCAACCTACATGGGTAAAATTAGATCTATTGCTACAAATTTTGGAATTAAAAATCTTACGTTTGAAGATATATGCAATAAAAGTAATTGGTTAAAACTCAAACAAAACCTTAAAGATAAAGGCAGAAGTCCACAAACCTTTAATTCATACCGTAAGGCTGCAAAAGGGCTTCATAGTCACGCTGTCAAAGATGAAATTACATTTACTATTTTCCCACACGTAAGGACTAACACTATAAATAACTACACACCACAGTGGATGAGATCAGACGAGTTGATTGAAGTCATTAATAACTTAGATACTGAGGACAAAATGTTCAAAAACAATGGTCTTTGTATTTTAATTTATTTAATGATGTTTTCAATGAGAGGTATGTATTCTAAGGATATTGAAAAACTTGAAATGAAATCTTTTGTTAATTCAACTTACGACAATACATCAGAATTTAAGTTTGGGGAAAATAATATGGTTTACAAGCATTTTAGATCAAAAACTAATAAAATGGGTTTAGTATACATGGGATTAAATCCAATCAAAGACATAATAAAATCAATAAACCATATTATTAATCCAGAAGATAAATCTATTTTTCCTGTTGGAGGCGGTGATAGTGTTATGAATTTTTTCTGGAAGTCTGAAGCAAGAAGGTTTAAAAAACTAACTGGTCATAATTATAAGTCAGCAAGAAAAGCATTTAACACGACAGCATCTATACTTAGTGTTCCAGATGCTGACATTAGAGAACTTATGTATCAAGGTGACAACACTATTTCAAAACATTACAAGGATACACAAGCACCACTTATGCTAGAGAAGTATACAAGGTTTCATTCCGATATTTTAAAAAAATACAGAGTTTCTGAAATGTTTACAATACTAATTGACAAACTAAATAATAACGGAGTTACTACTTCTTAATTGAGTTATACTTTTCAAATCCCCTTGACCCGAAATATGCTACATAAATTGTAACTAAAAGTGTCTTTAAAAGTTCGACCCAACTTTCGTCAATTTCAAATGCAATATCTAAACTGTCTAGGATGATGTATAAAGACGTAATAACTGTTAAGTAGATTAATGTTATAGGACGTGTATTTTTCGACAACCATGAGTCTGATTTCATGTCTGATTCCCATCTTTTAGTAACTTCTTGTAGTTCTATTTGATCCAATTCTAAAAGTTTTAGTGCTTTCTCTTTATCTTCTGGAGGTAGTATCTTAGGGTCTTCCTTATCAATTAAGTTTTTTACAATACCCAAAACCCCAGAACTAGGTAATAAATCACCTACGACATCTGCAATTTTTGATCCGCTTCCAAGTAAGAACTTTCCTACTTTAGTATCTTTAAATTTTTTCTTTTGTTTACTCATCTCCTTCCCACCATTTAATGTGAATCATTATGAATATTATATAAATATTCAACTCAAAGCAATCTTCTTCTTCATCAGGTGTGAAGAATGCCCAACCTAACAATGGACCGATTCTAAACCTTTCTGATATTGCTACAACGTAGCCTAAATTATCGAACATATTTATCTTGTATTGATTTGTATTCTTCTTTTGCATCATAACTAGGGCAGGCTTTTGTAGAAAAATCTCTGTGACCATACACCTCAGAACCTGGATAACTAGCACAAAGAAATCCAATCAAATATTCAAGACTGTCAATTTGAGCATCCGTTCTTGTGTCTTTTGGATTCATATCCGCATCACATCCTCCCACATATGTTATACCTATAGAACCTTTATTATGTCCTTTCACATGAGCACCTGATATATTTAGAGGTCGCCCCTGATTAATAGTTCCGTCAAGTTGCACAACATAATGGTAGCCTATTTGTGTCCATCCTCTTTGTTTGTGCCATGAGTCAATTTCCTCTACTGATACCGGTCTTCCCTCTGGTGTAGCAGTACAGTGTACTACAATCTTATTTATTTTCCTCATTTTTTTATTTTTTTGTATCCATCATAATAAAACAATTCATAAAGAGTATTATCTCTTGCCTCTTTCTTTAAATCTCTAACAGCCAAACCTAATTCTTCTCCTTTAAGACCTTTTAGATAACTTGAGTTTTCTCTTAATATTTTACCCACTGCTTTAGCAGATTCCATTTTATAAACTTGATATTCATCGTCATTTAAATATCTTTCATCATTTATATCATAATCTTCAATTTTTCTATTAGATGCTTTACCTACATACACCCCTTCACCTACAAGGTGTTTTGCTAATGGATCACCTTTTTCACCCCACGTTAAGTCTATTGGAATTAGTTTTCTGCCTTGTTCTGGTATTATTGGGTCCCCATAATTATCTACCATATCGTAAAGACCAGAATTTGCTATAGGAATATCTCTGTATAACTGATCCATTGCACCTGTAAGAGTTCCATTTCTCCTTGCTTTTATAGGGTCATCCATGATTTCCATATAACCTCTCACTAGTTGTTTGTGAAAATTAGGCATTGCAACAGCATTTAAAACTCCAACAGTTTTGTTTGCAATTGCTTTTGCGGGATCATCTGAATTTAAAATTCTACCAAGATCAGATAGTCCTTGTAGCCATGATTGTTGCAACATACTCATTGCAGTCGTTAATGCTACATAAGAGAATAAATCTGCATTACCTTCTCCATCTATTGAGTTACCATATTTATCACTTTCATAAAGGGTTCCTGCGGCTGCAAGAATAAAATATAGCGGGTGATCTTGATATGAAAAACTTGCGTCTCCTATGGTCACTGTAAAAGGTTTCCATCCTGCTTTTTTTAACTCATATTTTTTATTAAAGTCTCTTGGACCGGATGCTGATATTTTAAGAACTGAATCTTCGTCATCTGCATGAGTCATAAGATATCCAACTAATCCCATCAAAGTGGAAAAACCCATAGAAGCCTTTATATATAAATCGGCTTTTTCTTCTGAGGATAGAATTCTTGTTTTACCACTTGCCATTCTTACTTTGCCTCTGGCTGCGGTAAATGCTCCAATAGGTGTATAGTGTAAAAACCTGTTAAACACATTTGTTAATACTCTAGCGAATGGTATAAACGTTGTCATTACAGGACCTACATAATCCATCTGTCTTGATTGCACTATAAAATTATATAAGTAACTTAACCCACCTTCTGGTTCGTAATTAAATGTTGTCTTTGCGGCAAAATCCTCTGATTGACCCTGTACTGTCATATCTCTATTAGCCTCCATTAATTCATGAACACGAATCTTAAACTGGGTCGTTCCGTCTTTATATTTTTCTGCTCTTGCTTCTGCTTTGGCTTTTTCTAAAGATTCTTTTGAAGGGTTTATAATTGTTTCTGCTCTTTTTATGTCTTCTGGTGTCACATTCTTTCCTTTCTTTATTCTATAAGCAAGTGCTCTTGCTTGCATCTCTTTTGCAGAATGAAAAAACAATTGATCTCCTGCAACCATTGCTCTTTGAACATATTTTAAAAAGTTGGGTGACCAAGGAAGAAATTTAGAATTTAAAAGCCAGTCGGCTGAGTCTGTTACTTTTTTAGGTAAAAGTTTACCTATAACAGTATTGTTAGTATTAAACCTCCACCACTCTAGCAAAGTTGGGTTATCAAACTTATTTGACTTATCTGATTTTACTCCTGTTTCTAAAATATGTTTTGCATTTAACCATCCTTTACTAAGCCCCTTTATCATACCTAATGGTGCTTGAAAAATCGCAGCAGGGTTTCCTTTTATTGCTTCTCTTAATGATGTAACAAACAACTCATTACTGATAGACATTACATTTGCAAATATGTTTTTTATCTGAGTTGGTACACCTGATAATATACTTGCATAAAAATATGCCACAAACACATCCTTAAAATTAGACCCTAGTAGGTTCTGAATGTATTTATACTCAAGAGCCATTGCCTCAGACTTTGGTAAACCTTCTGCTGCATCTTCAGAATTATTTTTAAGTCTTTTTAATTCAGTTTCCTCTTCTTTTGTTAATGGTTGTTTTCCCGCTTCTTTTAACTTTTTATTTACTAAGGAAACTGTTCTATCTGCACTTAACGCTTTTAATAAACTAAACGCTTGAATAAATCGACCTGCTTTAGTTCCCTCTTTAGAAATCTGTTCTACAATATTATTTATAGATGCTGAAATCAAGTTAGCCTCGGAATCTTTGCCTTCTGTCCTCAGTTTTTGAATTTCTGATTCTAACGCTGTTATAACTTTATTAGTTAAAGCAATTCTAACCTCTGGAAGTAGCCAATCAGGATTAGACTTTATTATAACTACTGAATCCTCTAACCCTAAGTTCTCAAACATAAAGTCCGCTTCAGCCTCAGTTATATTATTTCTCTTTGGGATATAAGTTTTTGCTTCGTCTGAAATCTGATCAAATGTTTCTTCACTTAATACTTGTTCAAGTCTATTTGTATATTTTCTTTTTTCGGATCTAGGAGAATCTTCTGGAACTTTTCCTATATACATTTCACCTAATTCTTTTACAGAAATATCAGGAAATCTTTTGTTAAAATATTGTACAATCTGTGCTTCAGTAAATTTACCAAGTTCTTTAAATTTTGTTATAGCATCATATACCTGTTTTTTATTTGTGTCTCCATCTAGTTGAAAGGACGGTGAATATTCTTTAGGTTTATTTTCCTCTGTAAAATATTCTACATTTCCTCTTGCATAAACCTTAGTTCCTACAATAGTAACCTCATCTGCTCTTTTTACTGGCTTACCATCAGAGTCAACAAACAGACTGTTTTTCATAGGATTAAAACCTATCTCAACTCCACTGTAATTTTGCTTATCTAACGGTACTTCTTGATATTTACCATCTACAGAGGCAAGTGGAAATTTGTTTTTTATTTTATTCTTTACCTCGTAAACAGATTTTTGATGCGTGTTAAAATGTGCGTCTTTAATAGTTACAGCAGCCTTGTAAGTTAAAGCCTCTCCTCTGAAGTTTCCAACTACACCGTTTACTTTTTTATAGTTATCTGTGTTAGATCCCTTGTGTACAGTTTGTACAGGGACTTTAGTATTCTTAAATACATTTAAGTTTAATCTAACACCAACATTATCTCCTGTCTTTGGATTTATTCCTTTAGCAAGTATTCTTTGTGATGTCTTATCTGTGCTTAATGCTTCATCAACTTGCTCTTGAGTTATCTTATTAGTAGTTGGTAATGAGAATAATGCTAGATCAGACTCGTTTACTACGTCAGCCTCAGATACTTGTTCCTCTGATTTTGGGTCACCCTTAACTTTTAAAGAAGTTGTAGTTACACCATAACTTGGATATATCTGTTTTAATGTTTTCTTAGAACCGTCTTCATTTACTTGATTATCAATCTCAAAGTTTTCTGACCATTTTTGTCTGTCAGTTAATATGTGTAATGAAACTTTAGATTTAGGGTTAGACATTTTTATTGCATAAGGGTACGACTCATGTATAAGTTTACCATTATCATCTTTTGCTAAAACTGCTTCAACTTGACCTTCCGCTTCTAGTACTGCATATACATTCCCTGTTTCAGTTTCATTTCTTAAAATAGGCTCACCAATAATATAACTGACAGCATTACTTAAGTTTGTCATGGACACTTTAGGGTTGTTACCTTGACCTTTCATTTCTGGGAATTGTCTCTTGAAAAACTTTGCTAGTTTTCTTGAGGCATCCACATTCTGTTTATTTAATTTATCTGATACGCTTCTAAATACTTCATCTGTAAATAATTTTCTATCATTAAAAGTTGAATTGTCCGCCCCTACCTTTTCTCTAATTTTAGCCTTTATTTCATCTAAACTCATTTTGTTAGACAGTTTTATGCCTAAACCAACATCCTTTAGTTTATATTCTTCTTTACCTGTTTTTTTATTTACTACTTTAACTTTAATTTTTTTAGATATATTTGCTGCAACAACTAAAGCCCTTTTTACTCTCTGTTCAGTTAAGTTTAGTGTATTTACAAACGCATCTGATGTAAACAAATCAACCACACCATTTGCAGCAGTTGTAGAAGACATTACTTTTGTAGGAGGTGCTGTTGTTAAAGCCATTCTAATCTTACCATCAGGAGAACTTTCCAATGCGTCATTAAGAAGTTTTGCCATACTGTTGGCTGTTCCAGAAGTTGATGCCCAAAAATATCCTTTATCGTGAAATTTAATTGGGTAGTACATTCCACCTTTACCTTCTATAAGAATATTTCCATCTTTAGATATTTGACCTGAAAACGCAAAATCAGGAGAATGAAGTATCATATTGTTTCCCGCAAAGTCTGATAACTTTCGATCTTTTGTTATGTTACCACTTTCTACTAGTGCAGTAAAAACATCTCCATTCTTGTCGTATGTAAATTCTATTCCTGTCTCTGGGTCAATGTAGTTTGCTTGAAATAATAACGTTTGTCCATTTTCATCTGCCTTAACTTCAGGCTCTGCCTTAGATTCTGTTGATATAATTTTTTCTCCTGTTAATATCTCTGTACTAGCAAGTTCTATAAATTCTCTTAAAGTAAGGTTTTCTATATCACCTTCACTTTTTACATTGAATTTGTTTTTAATAAAATCAAAAAACTCTTTTATCCAATTATCCCAAATACCTTGGTCTTCTTGACTTTCAAATATCTTAGCCCCACGTTGACCAATAGCAATTGCTAATGCTTCATCTAATATCTTATCCTCTGTATATACTTTTTGTAAGTCAGGGTTTTGTGCTATTTGATTCCTTAAGTTTTTAACTATATCACTATCACCAATAAGAGACATACCTTTGTCCCACAATTCCTTTCTCTCTTCCTTTGCTA